CACGAATCGCAGCACCGGTTCCTCTCATACCTTGAGAGTTAGGTCCCTTTTTAGGGGGAACTGTTCGTGTGAGTCTTTTCCCTTCGACTGACCCACCTTTTTTAAATTTTTTAATCATGCCACCGTTTTTAGCTTCAACAACTTCTTTTTTACTTTTTTTAGACTCTTCTCTAGTCTTATCTCTGATCTCACGATTACCTTCTTCGTATATGCGTCTTTGAGAATCTTCAATCTCTTGAATTCGCTCCATCAGTTTTTCTTCTTTGGAAGCGTCCTCTTTGATCTCTTCCTTGAGTCTTTTAATTTCCTTCTTGGCTTCTTCTTTGGATAGTTGTTGAACAGCCATTAAAATACTCCTTTAAAACCTTTTCCGCTAATCGCAGCTCCTGTCCCACGAACCATGCCACCGTTAGCTTTTTTCTTTGGTTCCATCTCTTTAGCCATCTTCATTTCCTTTTCAGTAGCTGGACGTAAGCCAATCTCTAAAACCATACCGCCATCTTTTTTCTTCACAGCTCCACCTTTTTTCATGTAGCCCATTTTGTTTCTTACACCCGTTGGTAATTTTGCTAGACCTGGGTTTTTCTTTTTATCAATTGGTTTTAGTGGCATCGTAATCTCCTAGTGTACTGTTTTGTTATATACGGGAATAACCTCGTATTTGTAATTTGCTAGTAACTTTAACAAATCTTGTGTTTGTTTCAACCCTATTTCACGGTTCATGGCCCACTGACCAGCGGCTAGATAAGAACTCGCAATGGCTAATGGATCAACGCCTTGGGAAACATAAAGAGAAAATAACATTTTAAATTCATAAGTAAGGGAATCAACAGCTTGTCTATCAATCTCTTCAAGAGGATTATTTTTTTCTTTTTTTGACATTCGATTTACCTGCCTTTTGTAGAGCAATCGCAATTGCTTGTTTCTGAGGTTTACCTTCTTTCCTCAGTTTAGATATATTAGCACTAACAGTGGCTTTACTACTACCTTTTTTTAGAGGCATTGAGTCTCTCCATTTGAACGGCAGTTCGTTGATTTTGAATTCGTTGTTGTTGTGCTAGTTTGGCAGAATCAATTGATTTTTTATAACTTAATTTTTCTTCTTCTAATTTATGTTGAGCTAAATCATCAGCTGCATCAACATTAATTTTTTGTTGTTCGAGGTCTAACTCTTTCAACTTTAAATCAACTAAAGGATCGGGGCCATTTCCTAATGGTAATACTTCTTGTTCTTCAGCGACCATGTCGTCTGTAATTGCTGCAATCTTCACCGCTACTTGTTTTTCAATTTGTGCTTGGAACTGTTGTTGTAGTTCGGGTGGAACTTGTCCTCCAAACTTTGCAGCTTCTTGTTGTAGAACAGGTTGTAATTCCATCATCACTTCATTTCGTGCTTGTGCAGAAACGTGTTCAATAACGTGTGCTTGAAGTATAGTTAAAACTTGTGGGTTATTTCTGACCAAATAAGAACTCATAAAGGCACGGTGGGCTTCCATGTGAGCAATATGATCTTGATCGGGGAACACGGTCAATTGTCCTAGCATCAATGATTGTGAGTTCTCGACACCAGGATCCATCGGTTGAGGTCCTGCGGGTGGAGGTAAAATATTTTCAATTTGTTGAACACCTAATGCTTGATACATTCTGCGATACGCTTCATATAAATTATGAATCTGAGGATTGCTTTGAGCTAATTGTAATTGAGTTTGTGCCAACATAATTCTCTGAGACATCGAAAAGATATTCGGATCGGAAACAGGAATAACATCAACTCTGTCATCAAAGTCGGTTGTCTTAATCGCACGATCACCACCCGCAACTTCATACGGATATTCTCCTGGCAAAGCGGTAGCAAATAATCTGGCGAGTAATTGAAATTCTTCTTTTTGTGCATAGTGACATCTTTTGTGAATACCACTCATCACTTTGGAACCTTGTTCTAAAAGTGCCATGGTGGTACCAACAGGATTAGCCTGTGAACCATCTCCGACTTTCATATCGGCAATCGCTGCAAATCTTCGACCCGCATCCACGACATATCCTAATAACTGAAATAAAGTTCCATCGGGTCCTTTATATGGTAAAGGCATTAACGCATTTCGTAGATCTCCTCCTGGTGCATCCACATCTCTGAATTCTCCAGGCATCAAAGGTTCTTCATCATCTCGTACACGAAGACCTCTGGATTTGAAACCGGCAGGTAAGTTGGACAATGTACCTGCATCGAGCAATGCTCGCAGTGCTGCTGTAGCCGTTCTTGTCAAACCACCTAGCATATGCACTAAACCAAAACCATAAAATCCGAGACCAGGTAAAAACTTGTAGTGGACAAAATATTTTTGTCTCATGAACATCGGATCGTTCTGTAGATAGTTTCGGTAGATTGATAAAATCTTTCCGGTGCCTTGTTCCAGTGTCACAACATAAGGCAGTTTTAGTCCTGTGGGCTCACCATCTGGTCCTGTGTTTTCATATCCTTCGAGATCTAAATCGACGTGCATCTCGAGTAATTGATACTGACCAGAATATTCTGACTTTTGGACTCCTTCTAATTCATCGTACTTTTCTTGAATATCGGAATACGAAGAATACAATTCGTCGTTCTCATCAATTTCAATATCTCGGTAAAAACCAGAAATCATTTGTCGCTTTAAATCATTCGGAGAAATTTTTATCACATGCGTAATGCGTTCGGCATCTTCTAATTCGGATGCTCCGTAGTTCACCACCAAGTCTTCACTCGGTATAAACTTCGCACACGGTCTTCCCATGTTGCCATCAAAGTAAACTTTTTTAAATGCACTACCGGCTAACGGTAAATGGAAAAGTAATTGATCCATTTCGGGATCGTACTCTTTCATCTTGTATGTAATTTGATAGTTCATAAATTCTTTCACTCGCTCGGCCTGTTGTTCTACCTCAGGAGTTGCTACTCCTAAGACAGCGGTCTTAACAGGACCACCCGCAGGCAAGAGTTCTTTATACGCTCCTGCTTGAAACTGCGTGACGGCCTCAGCGAGTAGTGGATGAGAAACCGATGCTGCCCCTCGGAAGGGATTTGAAACTTCTTGATATTTGAAACCTAAGAGATCTAAACCTTTGATGTAACTTTGCTCCCAATCTTTTCTGGATGTTTGGTCGACCGAGAACTGTGCTCGGAGTTCATTGGAAATTTTTGCGAGAGTTTCTTCTTCGATGACTTCGGCTAAGTTGTCAGCGAATCCGTCTCCGGTGTCCGTGGGCACGGGACCAAGGCTCACGGCCTCATCGCCCTCTACTTCCACTTCTAACGGTGTACCTTCGCTTACACCTTCTGTAAGAATTTCTTCTTCGACACCTGTTGGTGCTTCATTTAACGTTTTGTCAATTTCAGCCATAAATGTTAAAATATATCTTTTTTAGTATCATACAAGGGTTTATCGATAAAGCCACCTGCATATTTACCATCGACATTGTACCTTTCTTTTAGTTTTTCTTTAGCCATAGACTCATATTTATCTAAAAGTTCATAGGCTTTTTTGCTAGGAAGGCCCCCTTCCATTTTTGTAATATACTTTTCAAGTAAAGGTTTGATTTTTTTAGGAGCTTCTCTTAGCCTCATCGCAGCCATTAACAAATCTTGTTCTTGATTGCTTAGTTCTTCTCCTAACTCTTTAGTTATTCCCCGATGAAAAAATTCTTCAAACATAGTTTTTCTCAAATAATCATCACTTTTTAAATATTCATTTAATTTGTTTAATTCTTTTTTATTTTTCAAACCATAAAATTCGGCTGTTTGATCTTCCCCCATGGCTTCAATATAGCGATCGAGTCCTTTACTCTTGCCTACGTAAACAGCTTCATCTAAACCTCTAGCCTCTGCCTCTTCTTTTATTTTTCCGTATTGAGTATCTTTGCCTTCAGGAACATAGGCACCAAATAAATTTGTTTTCTCATAATCTTTTGGTCTACCTTCTTGAATCAAAACACGAGGATCATATCCTAGTTGCATAATACCACTTGATTTCAATGCTGTATCTAATTCAGGATTTTCCATTCCTAATTTTTCTACTGCTCTGAAACTTGGAGAAGGTGCTTTAGCCATAAGTATTTATACTGTTAAGATCCGTAAAAAGCAATCCTACGTCTCGGACGTTCTTCAATCTCCTCATCATACTCGTGTTGCAACGCACCAAATTGTCGGTAACGCATTAATGCTTGTGTCATCGAATCCACATAGTCATCATTTCTACCATAGGGGAAAGCGGCACATTCTTCAATAACTTCTTCGGCCCATTTATACGCTGGATACCAAATCATTCCACTCTCAAATAGGGGTGCCACACTGTTGACACGGACTAATTTGTCGTTTCCCCGACTCGGTGTAAAATTAATCACGGGAATTCCCATCGCTTGTAATTCGTGCGTTAGGGGGAGACCCGTTGCTTTGGCTTCAATGATGATTTGTTCGGGTTGCCAGTAATGATTCTTTTCTAAAGCGATCCTTTTTAGCTCGGGGAAGTCCCACCGCCCACGGTCCGCTTCCATGAGAATAATATTTTGCTTACCCGTCATCTCATTATGGAAAACTCCCCATGTTGTAATCGCAGAATAGTCCGCTGTCGTCTTCGAAGAGAAGGCAGTATCGTAACTTTGAATGATATATTGCAAAGGAGGTTGTTCTTTTTCCCAACATTGCCACCATTCACGCTTAATAATCGAAGTTTCTTCACTTGTTGGCTGTTGTTGCCACTGTGCATTCCATTTAGCCACGGGCAGTGAGGCTTTAACCGCTTCTAATTGATCTTTTTTCCAGAATTCTGGCCATTGAGGGGTGCCGTCGTCCATGAGCGCAGGAAAATCGACAATCTCCCACTTGTCAGCGAGCGGATCTTTGGCTTGAGCCTCGATCAAACGCTCGGTTAAGTCGTCTTCTGACCAACGAGTCATGACCACAACGATACTTCCCCCTGGTTGAAGACGCTGACGAGGACCCGAAGTGTACCATTCCCATGCATTCTCCATCGCAGTCTTACTGAGAGCGTCTTGTTCGGAGTGAGGATCGTCAATAATTAATAAATCTGCACCACGCCCTGTGATGGAACCACCGACACCAGCTGCAAAATACTCCCCCCCGTGGTTGGTTTCCCATCTTCCTGCAGCTTGGGAATCGGCTCGTAGCTCCGTGCCCGGGAATACGGACTTAAATTCGTTATCATTCATCAAGTTTCTGACCTTACGACCAAAACGATAGGCTAGCTCGGCTGTATGGGTGGTTTGGATAATCTTTAATTTAGGGTTATTGCCCATCATCCAGGCGGGAAAGAGATAACTGGCAAATTCTGATTTAGTATGTCGGGGTGGCATATTGACAATTAATCTATTAATTTTTCCATCCCTGATGGCTTCTAATTTTTTAGCAATGATTTTATGGTGCCTCCCCTCAATGAAGTCGGGCCAAATGTTTTTTACGAAATTTCCAAAGGAGTCCCTAGAGTTCCTTGCAGATTCAAGTTGTACTTTCTTAAGCTCAAGCTTCTTGAGAAACAAAAGTCTCTCCTCTTGAGACATAGAAGACAAATCTGGTAGTAAATCGCTCATGTTTTCTGTGTATATTTATATACTAGGTTATACTATATACTACTTCTAATTTTAGGGGGTACCCCTCTTTTTTCAATAGTAATGTATTACTTCGTAATTCCTTAGTATCTCTTAACCAAAAAAAATTTCATTCTTCAATTTTTTTTGGTTAGGCGGGCAAAAAAAAATTCTCATGCACAAGTAGATTTTTGGAAAGTAATAAAATATTTAGGATTGGATGCGGGCGTTCCCGCCCCGAATGAACAGGAGCAAGAACACCCAAAAGAGTTATCCGATTAATTTTTTACGATAGTTTTTAATCGTTTCGATTAATGGATAAGTATCCTCAGAATAAACGCAGTGATCAATAAATAGTTCTATCTCACTATCACTCATTTTTTTTATTTCGTTATCTGTCGGAGTTTCCACATAATCATAATCAAATGAATTATTATCATAAAGAGATAGACTTTTATAATTAGAATATAATTTTCTAGTATCCCAATATTCGTTTGAGTACCAATTAGCCCCTTTATAATTTCCTACTTTCTCATTGATGATAATAAACTTTCTTGATTTGCTATCCAAGAAAACCATTTTATCACTGCCAATATGTTCACCCAATTCTATTTGATAGTTAGAATTTAAGATTACATTTGGATTGTTTTTTAAAGTAGGTTTTAAATTATGTTCGTTGAAATGCCATGTATCCGAACAGTTCTTATGTATTAATGGAATTGGTAGTCTTGCTCCATTGTGCATCATTCCGATTATTCTATTATCTTTATTATAAGAAATAAAAGGATGACAATTCTTTTTGTTTGTTGTGCCTTGAGTCGTA